CATTAATAGTCCAACTCTTTGCCATATCGTCCATACCTCTTCCTTGGGGATAAACCTGCACCTTTATATTTTACTGTTCTTTTCACACCAATATTACCACCTCTACCTCTTAATTCTGCCTCAGATACCTGAGCTTGAAATAAGTTAAAATAGTCCGCAGCAGCTACTGGGTCTGTCCATTCTTTACTAGGCATTCTCAACAGCCTGTAAACAGCACCATAAATAATGCCGTCTCGATAATCATTACTAAAATTAGTGTCTATACTATTAGTAGTTCTACTAGGTTTTAAAGCTACGTTTAACAATAAACCATTTACATTTTTTGCGTTAGGGACTGGTACTAACCAAAAAGTATCCGGTGTTTTTTGTAAATACACCGTTGGTATACCTGATTTATCTCGCCAATCAGGATAATTTAGCTCTAGACTTCTTGGACTAATTGGGTCTAAATCATTCCCATCATAAGTAGCCCATAATATTTGATGTACATCTGTACCACTTGGTTGGTCAAACTCATACTCATAAATTCCCGATATCGTAGTTATTGGGTCTAAATCATGAGTATAAGCCTTACTTTTTTCACAAAGCTCTATAGTCGCAGAACGTAGTGTAGTTTCTATCAACGAATCAGGACAACCCGGAACGTATGGTAAAACGTCTTTAATTAATGAATCAAAACTAGCCACTTGATACTCCTTGGTCAGGTTGTACAGCTTGTTGAACTACTCCACCTCTAGCTAAACTTGCGGTAAATAATTGATAATAACTACCAGCACGTTGTTGGTTTCCAGCAAACTCGCCATCTTTTAAATAGGCTCTATACAAAACAAAATTAATTAGTGCATTTGCAAAGATATCATCCACTTGTATTAAATCAGTATTTGAACCAATACTAGTAGGATTTTTAGAGTACACAACTTCTACATAAGCATTACCAGAAACTCCAGGGTACACATAAAATACTCTAGGGTCGTCTCCATCAAAAATATAATGTTTAACCTCAGTACCGTGTGTAGCATCACCAGTTACAGTTGGGTCATGCCAATTAGGTTCTGTACTATTTAAAGCATCTTCTGATACCACCCGGATACTTCTACCACCGGTAGCGCTTGCAGAGGTGCTTGCAACATTCCTTACTAATTTTACAAGCCTTAGTCCATCAGCTGGTATGGTTTGTTCCGTACCAGTAACTAACTGTACATTAGAATGTGTGGCAGTAGCATCAGGACGAATATTAGCAACCTCTCTCTGTGCATCACTTAAATAATCAAATAGTTCACCGTCGGTCCAACGCACACTAGTATTATCCTGAAGTACATTACGTACCCTGGATAATATGTGTTGTGCTTGTAACGTACCAGCCATCTATTTTTCTTCTTCTTTTTTCTCTGTTTTTTTAACGAGTTTTGGCTTTGCTTTAGGTTCAGGCTTAGGCTCTTCTCTTACTTCTTTAGCCCCAGCTTGTATACAAGCATATCCAATGTACTCTGGGAATTCTCTTGCTTCTCCTGCGTATAAACGAACAGCATCACCAGTTTTTAGTGATACATATAAATCTGTTTTTGAGATAACTTTCATAGTTTTTCTTTCCATTTAAAACTCCTGTTTAGTAGAAAGAGGTGGTCCGAAGACCACCCCAATCTTAATTAAAATGCGCAATCTACTCTGATTACACCAAAGTCTTCATTCTGACCAGAAATGTCAGAGTTGTAGACTGGTTTTTTAAGACCCATGATCTTACCGATAGAAATACCGTTTTGGTTTCCATAGTCGAAAGTATCTTCAACTATTTCAGGCAAACCGATATCTGCCATAGCAAGAGCTTGAGCTCCACAGAATAGGTTAGCAGCGAAGTCAACATCACTACCAGATCCACCTTTCTGAGTACCTGAGGTACCTTGAGAAGTGTTTGGTACGTGCCTGAATTCGTGAACCATAACGCCGTCAACCATTAAGCTAGAAGATCCAGCAAATAGTTCGTTGTTTGGTCCTCTGATACCAGCGCTTCTTACGTTTGATAAGAAGTCAGAATCTAGTTTCAGATCAGCCATTACTTGTGGAGTAACAAAAAGATGATACATCTCTTCATTACCATTTCCTCTCATACCTCTAATGTATTGGTCTTTAGCAAATGCTTTCAACTCAACAATAGTGCTGTAAGACATTTTGTCAGCAGCAACTAAAGCAGAAGTGTCACCAGCAACTAAACCATTAGTTGCGTCTACTCTTCTGTGTCTGTTAGAAGTAGGAGCAGTTACATCACCATTAAAGGCAAGGTCAGACAAGTTAGCACCTGAACCTAGTACTGGTCTAGTCGCAGCAGAACCACCGATGTTGTTGTTCTTTCTGTTGTAGTCAATACCAGCCAAAGTCAAAAATGCAACTTGGTCTAGTCTGTCCGCCATTGCGTATGCAAGTGCGTCTCTTGAGTGCTCACGGAAGTTGACAACAGATTTTTGATCCGCTAAACGACCAGATAGTCTGTTCGCAAATCTTAATTGATCTAATTGTACAACGATGTCGAATGCTCTTAGTGCCTCTTCATTACCTTCGAGAGTGTTATCACCAACGATACCATCACCAGTCATGTCAGCTAAAAGTGTTAATACAGCTCTAGCTCCTTTTTCTGATTGAGTAAGTTCATTTATTCTCTGAACCATAGCGTTGGGTCCACTACCCGCGAATTGGTTAATGAAGGACATGTTTCGAGCGACTCTCCAAAAATCACGAGACCAGATAGTAAGCTGTTCACTGGTCAACGCGCTGAAATTTGTATTAGCCATTAGGCCCTCCAAATAAAAATTAATAAAATAACCAATCGCTATTTGGGGCGATATCCCGTATACCCTTTATCGTTGGGATACGATACCGTAGGTTTTACGAGCACGACCTCGAACAGTTAACGTCGTTGTAGACGAAAAAACGATTTTTATACTGAACGACCAGTTGTTGGATATCGTTCCAACCGACGAATTCTTTAATACTATACTACTATTTAGTCAAAGTCACCACGCATTCTGCGTAAAGTTTCTTCTGGTAGTGCCCCAAACTCATCATCTGAAAGAGTATTTATATCTACTACTTTCTTATTTTGAGTAGATTCACCCTTCATTTGAGGTGGTTGTGACTGTGAAGCTTCTACTTTTTTCTTGACTGTAGCTTTTGCTTTTTTCTCTTGTACAGCTTGACTAAGTTTAGGAGCAGGGTCTGCTGCTTCTGAACCATCACCTTGTAATAACTCAGGTTTTTTACTTAAAAGAGTTACTTCAGTAGCTTTTGCTAAAGAGTCAGCAGCTCCATATCCTTGATATATAAAAGCATCTCGTAATTCCATAACTTCATTAGTTAATTTTTCATCATAAGACTTACTTTTTTCATTAAATATAGGAAACACATCCATTATTTCAGTAGCCTTTTGGTTTAACTCATGTAGTTCACGATCTTGTTGTACAGTTTGACCCATTTTATTTTGCATTTCGGACATAACCTGTTCTCTTTCAGCAGTTCTTATCTCGTTTCTTAACAAAGCAGCTTTATCAGTCTCGCCCTCTAAAACTAAATCTTGATACTCTTTTTCTTTTGAAACAAAGTCATATTCAGGAGCAGCATCCTCAGCAGGTTTTTCCTCCATGTCTTGAAGTCTTTTTTGCATTTCTTTATTTTTTGCAAGTACTTCGTCAAGACGGGACTTAGGCACCATAGGTGCTTTTGGTTCTTCTACCTGTTCATCTTCCTCCACTGCTTCCACAGGTTGCTCATCATCTGTTGGTACTGGATCTTCGCTTGCTTCAACTGGTTGTTCTTCTGTTGCTTCAGTTGTTGTTTCTTCAACTTGCTCCTCTGCAACTTCTTCTGTTGTTTCTTCTGCAACAGGTTCTGTTTCTGTTGTTTCTTCTTCTTGAGTTTCTTCAACGGTTTCCTCCTTGGGTTCGTCTTCAAAGTTCATATCTACTTGAAAAGGTTGTACATCCTCTTCAGTTTTTGCATCAGCACCGGGCATGCCCTCAAATACTAATTCTTCTGTTTTTTTATCTTCAGCCATTATCTACCTCCTGATTTCATAGCTTCAACAGCAACTTTAGAAGCTGCTTGGGTTTGGGTTTGGTCTTTCCTCATATCATTTGTTAATGCAGATAACTGCTGACGTAAGGCAAGTTCTTGTTGTTTCATCTCCATCTTAGACTGTATCTCAGCCACTTTAACTTGTGGGTCTGCAACAGTGCCTTGAGCTTTTGCCATATTGAGTTGAGATTGAGATTGTAAATTCTGTACTTCGGCTTCCATTTTAGCAATTTCAAGTTGAATTTTTTGTATTTCAGCTTGTGCTTGGAAAGCTTGTATTTGAGCCTGTTCTTCTGTCATTGGTTCCATCCCTTGCATTTGACGTATACGTTGTGCAACTTCGCCTTTCTTAGCTAAGTGTGAGTAATCTACAATTAAGTCGTCTGGTATTGGTACACCAACCTGCCTTAAAGAGATTGCTTCAGCAAACTGTACTTCGTCGTAATTATCTCTAGCCGGCATAGTACCGACCACCACTTTATATTCACCTAAAGTTAAATCATTAATAACATCCCCTTCAGGAGTAACTTGGTTTACTACAATAGGTACTTCCGGCTTCATCGGATCGTTTTCATCTGTAATCTGTATTAATCTTTCCTCTGTGTAATAAGCCTGAATTAAACGCAACACGTGTTCAGCTAGATATTGTCTAGTCTTTTGTAGATTGTCTAATGGTACTTGAATCATTAGAACACCACGGTTTTGTTTTTGTTGTATTGCAACTCCAGATACTTCTGGAGAGTCTGTACCTAACATGGCGTCACTAATACCACTAATTGTTTTTATATTAGTAGCAGCTTTTTGACCTAATCTGTCTAGGCCGGTGGGAATCTGATTTGGTGGTATCTTCGCAGGGGGAGATGAGCCACGATTATACTCTAATACTAAACCAGTTTCCGCACCGTGTTCTTCTAAATCGTCAGCAGTCATACCATTTAATGACCCTGTTTCTACAATCCAACCACTGTTAGCTGTAGTGTTTACGATATGTAATTCTTGTGAACTTATCTTGTTCAACTGTTCTTGTGGAGATATTAAGTTTCTTACCATACCAAATGGTCTACCTCTTCTCCAATAAGGAAAGTATGGGACAATTGTGAAACACTCATAAGGGGACCAGTCATCGTGTAATACAACTTTATCTGCTGTCACAGTCCAACGTACTTTACGGTCTAGTCTAGTCATTATCTCTAAACCATATTCATCTGCAAATTTCTTTTTCTTTCTTTCGCCCCAGTTACCGGGTACTTGTCGCATATCACCAGTAACAGAATCAACATAATAAGTACATTCTTTGAGTTGGTAATACTGCCTTTCGATTACTCGAACTGCTCGCATTTGTCTATTCTCTTCTGGGTTAGTAGTAGAGGATTGATTGTACTCTACACCAGTATACGTATCACCGTAACGCGTTTCTTCATATTCTACGGAGTCTTGTCCCATGGTATTACCATATTCTGCTGCTACTCTTAGTTTATCCGCAGCGTCTTGTCCGTATTGTTCTTCTACTTCATCAAGACTCATCCACTTGGTTTCAAATATCTCATTCCATGTTTTAGGATCATACTCCTTGGCGTCAGGGTCAATCAGAATATCTAACGGATCCTTGGTACTTATACGCACTTCTCCTTGGATATGATCCGTGAAATCTATTCTTACATCAAAATAACCTCGGTCTTGAATAAGACCATCAGCAAAAACTGTAGACTCTAACCAGTCTAATTTATTAGTATCAGCTATGTGTATGTATAGTTTATTTAATACATCCGCAAGTTCCTGAGTACCATTACCCTTCGGTTTAAAATTAACATCTGCTCTTCGAGTGCTTTGCTCACCAAGCACAGTATTAATTGTTGGTAATATAGTATTAATGGTAAGAGCTGGACGCCCTTCGTCATCTAGTATTGCAACATCAGCTGGATCCCATTGATTACCACGATAAAAAGCATCACATTTTTTTGCAGTTTCTATATATTCTAAGTGACCATTATCACGCGCACGTTCGTAACGCTCAAACTGATTAGTTGCTATAGAATGCTCTTCTTCTGTACTTAACTTTTTCTTCTTCTTGCTGTAATTCATTAAGAACTCATAGCTGATTTACGTTTATCACCCTTGACTAGATACTTAAGTTTATCTCGCCAAGACGGTTCATGTTCTATCTTCTCTACAAAGGTAGCGAATTCTGTCATCATCAATCCTATCCATGCTAACGCATCCACTTGGTCATCATGTACCCCGTTTGGAAAACGCAAAAGTTCCGCAATAAGCGGACCAACCCATACCGGATCTTTCGGAAAGTATACCATGCCTTGTTGCATTCTACCTTGTATTGCTCTAGCTCTCGCTTCCTTATCTCGTCTACCTACTTTTAAATCTTTAAAGTAAGCTTCATTAAGTCCACGTTCTCGAACACGTTTTTGTAGAAACGGACCTAAAGCCATCTCTATGTGACCTTTCTCGATGCCCACCACATGTGGTCGCCACGTCTCGAAGAGATCCAGTATTTGTTCAACAAGTTCAAAACCGTCGTACTTCCCTCTTATGCAATCCACTACGTATAAATTATCATATTCATCAACGCCAACAACTACTCCTACAGAGTAGTCATTACGTTCTCGTTGACCAATCGCCAAATCCCATGCGCAATAGAAGCGTAATCTGTCAAAGTCTACTTCATTTTCGTCGTAATACCTAATCATTTCTCGATTAAAGTACTCACCTTCGTCCGATACTGGGTTCTGTTGATACAACGCTGACCAGTCTCTCGGACCTACCGCTTTTTGAATCTGGGTCAGAGCTTCTGCGCTGTACCTCTCTGGGTGAAGCGCGTCGCCCTTTTCTCTAAACTCCTCGTCCTTCTCGGCGATGGCTGGATACTTAACAACTTCCCACTGATCCGCGCCCGCGGCTGCCGCTTGTAATAACCTACCAGCTAAATCGTCATCGTGCCATCTGGTAAGAATTACGAGTACACCACCTCCAGGGGCCAGTCGTGTATAAGCAGTAGATGTATACCAATCCCAGACCGCATCCCGATTGTACTCGGATTCTGCGTCCTCTCTGTTTTTGACTGGGTCATCGATGACGAGTACGTGCGCTCCTTTACCAGTAATACCACCACCAACACCCGCTGCTACATAACCACCGCCCTTGGTTGTATTCCATGATTCTACGGACTGCGAACTAGGGTC